AACATCCATCAGAGATTATCTGAGGGCAAACACTAATTTTACTGATTATGACTTTGAAGGGTCTAACCTTTCAATAATTATTGACGCATTAGCATATAATACATACACAACTGCCTACAACACTAATATGGCAGCAAATGAATGTTTTCTCGACTCCGCTACACTTCGAGAAAACGTTGTTGCATTAGCAAGAAACATTGGTTACGTTCCTAGATCTCGTAGATCTGCAAGAGCAAATATATCCTTCACTGTAGATGGTCTTGAGGAGACATCAACCCTTACATTAAACGCTGGTATCGTCTGTAACGGTTCTGGATCGAATACCAACTACATATTCTGTATTCCAGAGAATATTACGGTTCCAGTCGTAAATGGTCTTTGTCAGTTTAATAACGTTGAAATATTTGAAGGTAATTTTATATCACAAAACTTTACTGTTGATACTTCTTTATTCAATCAGAGGTATATTTTAGATAATTCCTCTATTGATACATCAACAATTAAAGTTAAGGTTAAACCATCTTCATCATCGACTTCTTCTGTTACATATCAGCAAATTGATAACATTGTAGGTGTAACATCAACATCAAATTCATACTTATTGCAAGAAATTGAAGATGAAAGGTATGAATTGATCTTTGGTGATAATGTAATTGGTAAAAAGTTATCAAATAACAACTATATTGAAGTTTCTTACATTACAACTGATGGTAAAAATGGAAATGGTGCTTCAGAATTTAGTTTTGTCGGAAATATTACAAATCAAGATGGTGGATCAATCAATTCATCATTAATCTCATTAGTCTCAACCAATGAGAAATCAAGAGATGGTGATGAGATTGAATCAATATCATCAATTAAGTATTTTGCACCAAGAATTTACTCTTCTCAATATCGAGCAGTTACATCTTCTGATTATGAGTCAGTATTGAGTTTTATTTACCCAAATGTAGAATCTGTGACAGCGTTTGGTGGTGAAGAGATGTCTCCACCTCGTTTTGGTAAAGTATTCATCTCAGTAAAACCTCGAAATGGTGATTTTCTATCAGATGAAACAAAAAGAGAGTTAATTCAAAAATTAAAGAGTTATGCAGTTGCTGGTATCGTGCCAGAGTTTATTGATTTGAAATATCTATATGTAGAGTTACAAGTTAATCCATATTATAATCCAAGTTTAAATGATAGACCAGATGATTTGAAAACAGGCGTTTCAAATGCTTTAACTCAATATTCAAGATCAATCGATGTAAATAAATTTGGTGGTAGATTCAAATATAGTAAAGCAGTGTCATTAATTGATAGCGTTGACTCATCAATTACATCAAATATCACTCTTGTCACAATTCGACGTAATTTAAAAGCAGTTATAGGTCAATTTGCTCAATATGAAGTATGTTATGGTAATCGATTCCATACTCAAGAAACTTCATATAACATTGTTTCAACTGGTTTCACAATTGAAGGTGTTGTAGGAACTGTATATATGGCTGATGAAGTTACTAACAGTGAAACAGGTCGTATATTCTTCTTTACATATTCAGAGGGTGGCACTCCTAATATTGTCAAGAAAAATGCTGGAACTGTCAAATATTTGATCGGTGAAATTCTTATAGATACTTGTAATATAACATCAACAACAATTGCAAACAATGTAGTTGAAATTCAAGCAATTCCACATTCAAATGATGTTATTGGTCTTCGTGATTTATATGTTAAGTTTGATATGACAAATACAACAATTAATATGATAACTGATTTAATTTCATCTGGTGAAAATACGTCAGGATCACAGTTTGTTCATACTCATAGTTATTACACTCCGACTTTTACAAGAAAGTCTAATTCTCCAGTATCAACTGTTACTACATTGTTACCATCATCAGCGACTGGAACCTCCACATCATCAACAACTGGTGGAACATACGCAACTTCAACTACAACAAGTACAACCACAACCAGTACACCTTCATCATCTGGTGGCGGCGGTGGATCTAGCTCTGGCGGCGGATATTAATGATCGATACATCAATACAAAGAGTCGAAATTAATCAGGTAATTGAAAATCAGTTACCTGAGTTTGTGCAATCCGAAAGTCCACTTTTTGTGGATTTTATGAAGCAATACTATATTTCTCAAGAATTTCAAGGTGGATCTATAAACATTGCTGAGAATTTAGATCGATATACTAAATTACAAACTTTTGTTGGTGCTGCACTGACCGAATATACTGGATTATCTACAGATACTCAATCATATTCCGAAACAATTTTTGTTGATAGTACAAAAGGATATCCAAGTCGTTACGGACTTCTTAAAATTGATGATGAAATCATTACATACACTGGAATCGGAACAACCTCCTTTACTGGTTGTGTTCGAGGATTTAGTGGAGTTAATGCTTTAAGGCAACCAACAAAACCAGATGTATTAGATTTTAAGACATCTGTGGGTGCAGCACATACAGGTGGAAGTAAAGTTCATAATTTATCAAATATTTTTATTCGTGAGTTTCTTAGTAAACTTAAAACAACTTATGCAAGTGGATTTGAGAATCGCAA